GCCACCCTGCAATGGCATATTGCATGGTGTGCTCCTTATTTATACATAACGAAAAACGCCTCGAGTGAAGCGTTATTGGTATGCATATAAAAAGGCCCTCACACTGGAGGGCAAAGAAGATTTCCAATAATCAGAACAAGTCGGCTCCTGTTTAGTTACGAGCGACATTGCTCCGTGTATTCACTCGTTGGAATGAATACACAGTGCAGTATTTATTCTGTTGTTTATGCCAAAAATAAAGGCCGACTATGCGGCCTCGGAAGGAAGTCCAATCATCTTATTCAAATCTTCTACCCGTAAAGCAGGAAGTGCTGTACTTGCTTTATCTGCTTCTTTTGGTAGCAATTCTTTGCTTTCAGGCCAAACTTCAATAAGTCGCTTAACTGTTGTGACTGAGTTCAAAGCAGCCCATACATTTGATTCGATATCCTTTTTCTTGGCTTCAAGTTTTTGTTGCAATGCGCAGATTTCATCAAACCTTTTTGTTATTTCGTGTTCTGCGTCAAACATGCATTTATCTTTGATCGGAGTAGGGAGCAATATATCTTTGCCGTTGCCGTCTTTCCCATATGAATGCCATCCAACCCTTCTGCCAGATACAGTCAGATAAATTGAAGTAGAACTAACATCGTATGAGTAAAATGAACATCCCATCTTTCCAAGTTCTTCACTTATAGCTACCAACTTGGATGATAACTGATCCACTTCCTCAGTTTTCTTTTTACCGCCAAACGCAATAACTCTGGCGTCAAGTGCAAGCTGGTTCTTTAACTTTGTTACTTCTTCAAGTTCAGTGAACACCCCGGACTTAATTAAAGCGTTACGAGCGATTTCCTCTTTCATTCTCGTAGTTAAGCGGATTGATGACATATTAATTCCTCTCAAATAAGTGGTTTGCTGCCTAATTTCATTTTCTGGCGACCAACACAAGTCACACCCATTTCACTGCGTGGCTTGCGGTAGTAAATACGGTTCTGTTTACGCTCGACCTCTTCTGACTTTGACTTCTTGCAGCGAAGGCTTCCGAGTGATATTGCTTTTTCAGAAAGGCTTAAACGCTTTCTCGGGGCTTCCTGAACAGCTTCCTCACTGTCTGTGCCGAAGATCGAATCGATGATGTTGCAGATGGAATCACGCTCGATAGCCAGCTTTCTGCGCCGCTCATGACGGCGAGTTTTGGCATTTCCTGCGAATGTTGATTTCCCGTACACGATTACCGTCATGATATTTTCCTCATGTGAAATGGCTTTGGTGGTGATGCGCCAGATGCTGATCTTCTGGTTGCTGTCGTTGCTGCTGCAATTCACATCACCGCCAAACCCATCTCGTTTGGTATCTGTTTGCGCTTTGTCAGCGCCACATCGAAGTTAAAGAGCCTGCCAATCTGTTCCGTTTGGCTACCAGCGTCCTGCTGATGGCTTAAAGATAACCCAGGTTATAGGTGTGGTCAATAACTTAATTTATAATTCATGGTAAATAAGTTATAAATAATGGATAACAAAGGTATTTTATTTTTGTAAATGTTGAGGATGAAGGTGATGGGGCAGGGATCATAACTGCATGGTTTAGCGAGTTACATCAATAAATACAATTGGTTATGTTTTTTAGGTGGGGGGATCGTAAGGCAAAGAAAACCCGGCTCGGTGGCCGGGTTTGAGATTTAGTTATTTTCAGCAGCTCGGATAAGAGCGGAAGTGCTGACGAACATGTTCGAGCTCACCGAAACGTATGCGGCAGTAACTGCGCACATAAACCGGCTTGTCGTGTTCGTAGATGAAGTCATCGCGATTAACATCGTGAGCCATAGCTTTTCTCCTGTTTTTGTATACAGCCTGTTTACCCGAACAGGTTGTAGTTTGTTGGGAGAACCGCTATCCTTGGCTTGCGGTTGCCAAGGGTGTAGCGGTAGGTAATCCTCCATACACTTCGGAAATACTGGATATATTTCCGACCCAAAAAGCCCCGTTCCCTCGGGGCTTTATTCTTTTGTTCCGCCATCAATCATCGCAAAAGATTCCACAATCAGACTGATACGCTTGGCTTCATCTTTTGTCAGGTCGCGAGGCAGGTTGCCAATGGTGACGATAAGATCTCCGCGCAATGGAATCGGCAGTTCAAATGTTTTTACACCAACCTGTACGTCAGCTACCGCCTTCTTCTTAGGTGCCATCTTTTTACGCTCCTTTTTTTTATTTACATCACCAACTGACACATTAATCTCACCATTCTGGTAGGAGATAAATTTATCAATAGCACTTTGCATCCGGCTTTTGTATGCCTGCAAAGATGATTCAGAGGGTTTGCTTTCTGCTGAGTCTGCGTACGAACTTGCTAAGTTGGCAACGCTATAATCACGGATATCGGCATCGGTGAAATCCGACCCAAGAACAGTAAGAAGGCGCAGGGAAGAGTCACGGAGATTGCGGGCTGTAGCATCATTGACGATACCAAGCTCAGGAAGCATCTGTAAGAAGTCCTGAAATGCTTTGATGGTGTAGCTTTTGGTTTGCATAAAAAAGCCTCATACAGTTGATGAGGCAATACTAATTTGATCGTCAAAACAAATCAAGACCCAAGAAACGATCGTTGATTCCTTTCTTTGTGACAATACAGTCAAATCAAGTTTTACAAGGATTACTTTTCTTCGATTACATTAAAAGCCGCACTTCTGCGACCATCCATCACCCAAATGTCTCTTCACTCATCCGAAGAAGCAGCAATCCGGGTCAGCACGCACAAGCTCAAGCGCATCAGTCAGCGAAAGTTCAGTACTGTACTGATGCCATTTCATATCCTTCCGCATCCAATAGATTTTCCATCTATCCAGAGAACGTATGTACTTGATTCTTGCTGATGGCAGGATGTTTGTTTCACCTGGGTTGCCCTGCCACACGGGGCGCTGTTCGCCGATATCTATCGTTTGGTCATTGATGCTATAAACAATATCCAGTTCATTGCGGATATGTTCAGGCGGCCTTATGCTTTCAATGAATTGGTGAACTTCTTTTTTGACCGCTTGATATTCAAGGTCAGTGAACGCCATCTATCCTCCTCACCCAAACGTTTCTTCAGGCCACTGGTTACCAGCTATGTGATGACCAGAATACTCTGCCAATAATCCTTACTGTTTCATGAAACTCATCTCTATCCATTACTTCATCAGGGTACTCTTCGCGATTTATTGATCTGATTATCACGGATGTAGGTGTGGCTATTAATGTCTTTACTCTTAGTAAATCAGATTGACAAATAGCGTAGGTTTTACCATCTCTGATGGTGGTGTCTTGCGTGTTGACTCCAACAACATCACCATCGTGAAGGGTTGGCTCCATGCTTTGGCCTATCACCCTAACCAGCTTGGCAGAGCTTTCAGATACCCCCATCTTTTTCAGATAGTACTTTCTGAAAACCAAAGAGAACTCAGATGATTCCTCTAACTCACAGCTACCACTCCCGGCGGAAAGAGAAACATTAAGAAGAGGCAATGCGACAAACTCGTCATCGTTTCTTTTTATGTCTTCCCATACCACCGCTTTTAAAGATGACTCACGCACATTCGATGGCTCTTCATGTGCACCATCCCTCATTTCACCAATACCTGAGCTAAGCCATTCAGGGCGTACTTTTAAAGCATTGGCTAATTCAACCATCTTGCGAGATCCGTTTGTTTTACCGGATGACATCTTCTGTATGGCTGGCTGAGATATTCCAACCATGTCAGCAAGCTGTGATTGTGACACCCCTGCTGAGCTCATGGCTGCATTTAGTCTTTCTGCGAATGTTTTCATACCCACAAATCTATAACTACGGTTATCCAAAGTAAAATAACAAAGGTTATTGCTATTTTTTATAACTTGAGTTATCTTTGGTTATAAGTAATGTCCACAAGAGGTATGCTCATGAATTTAGTAATTCAACGAGCCTTGAAAATTGTCGGTAGCCAAAAGCGCCTTGCCGACAAGTGTGGTGTAACGCAGCCAGCAGTACATAAATGGCTGAAAGGCGGGTTGGTCTCTCCAGAGAAAGTTACCGCCATTGTTAACGCCACTGGAGGGCAGATCAAGGCTTACGAAATCCGCCCAGATTTACCACACCTGTTTCCAAAACCGAATCAGGCAGCATAAGTAACACCGCTCTTTATCAATCTGCACCGCCGACAACGCGGTAACTAATTAATCACTCATCGAAAGATGAGTATTAGTGATTATTTACCTATGGAAATAGTAAGAAATGGAACAAACAAGTTACAGCAAACTATCACAGCGTGACGTTGATCGCGCAGAAACAGATTTACTCATCAACCTGTCAACGCTTACCCAGCGCGGTCTGGCAAAGATGATTGGCTGTCATGAATCGAAGATAAGCAGAACAGACTGGAGGTTTATTGCTTCGGTCTTGTGTGCTTTCGGAATGGCATCAGACATCAGTCCGATTAGCAGGGCTTTTAAGTATGCGCTTGATGGACTCACCAATAAAAAACGCCCGGCGGCAACCGAGCGTTCTGAACAAATACAAATGGAATTTTAACAACATCCAGCGAGGTAATTATATGCGAAACAAAGGCTTTAATCCACCTGATACACACAAAGAAGCTAAGCGTTTGCGCTTCCTTCGTTCCATTGATGAAAGAACTCAAATCTCTTTTGTGAAAGTTGCCAGAACTGAGCTTCTGAAGGCTGAGGCGAGGGCGTTGCTCCCGTCTCTACCAAAAGAGGAGGGATATACGTTCATTCCAAACGCATTTCTGGAAAAGCTGCTCAAAGAAGACATATCCGTAAGTCAGTTTAACGATGTTCTTAAGGTCTTTCGTCAAGGCAGGTAGTTATGAGCAATACAGCAAAAATCTACGATTTCAGCGCCGCACACGAGCGCAGGAGCAACAGGATGGAGAACCAGAAAACTGGTTACATTCCGTTGTACCGGAGCATTCTGAAACAGTCATGGGCGAAAGATGTTTATCTTCGCACCCTGTGGGAAAACCTTCTCCTGAATGCCACCAGAAAGCCATACAAAGCGAATTTCAAAGGTCATGAATGGCATCTGCAACCCGGTCAACTGGTTGTGACAGCAGCTGATTTAGGTCTTCAGTTATGCGACAGGCATGGCAAGCCAGCAAGCCGCGATCAGGTTGAGCGGATGCTTCAGGTTTTTGTGAAAGAGGGGATGATCACCATTGATGGAGAGAAGCAAAAAGGTCGTGTGATTACCATCACAAATTACCATGAATATGCTCAAAAAATGGACGATTCACCCGCACATGAAGCCGCACAAACAACCGCACATGATGCCGCACATGACGAAGCCAGTAATGGCGCGGATTTCAGCGAACATGCCGCACATGAAAGCGCACATGAAGCCGCACAAACAACCGCACATCATGAACAAGAAGGTATTAACAAGAATATAAATAATACCCCCCTACCCCCCAATGGGGGAGGCGATGGGCAGGTTAAACCTGAACGTCGCAAGGCAGAACGAATCGACTACGAATCCTTCCTGAACGCCTACAACACAGAAGTCGGTGACAGACTTCCACATGCTGTTGAGGTCAACGAGAAACGCAAACGCCGCCTGAAGAAAATCATCCCGCAACTGAAAACGCCAAACGTGGACGGTTTCAGAGCGTATGTCAGGGCGTTTGTGCATCAGGCCAAGCCGTTTTACTTCGGAGACAACGACACGGGCTGGACGGCAGATTTTGATTACCTGCTGAGAGAAGACTCGTTAACGGGAGTCCGGGAAGGGAAGTTTGCAGACAGGGGGATTGCATGAGACAGGATATCGAAGCGAGCGTTATCGGTGGCCTGCTGATTGGTGGATTAACGCCAACTGCCAGCGACGTTCTGGCAACGCTGGAGCCGGAGGCGTTTTCAATTCCGCTCTACCGGAAAGCCTTCGAGGTTATCCGTAAGCAGGCGCGAAACAGAAACCTAATCGACGCGCTGATGGTTGCCGAGGCGTGCGGAGAGGAGCATTTCACGTCAATCCTGATGACCAGCAAAAACTGCCCGAGTGCCGCAAACCTGAAGGGATATGCCGGAATGGTCGCGGATAACTATCACCGCCGTCTGGTGCTGGAAATCATGGATGAAATGCGTGAACCAATCCAAAGCGGAACCATCGACGCATCGAGTCAGGCGATGGATGAACTTGTAAAACGTCTCTCAGCCATCAGAAAGCCCCGTGACGAGGTTAAACCTGTACGGTTAGGGGAAATCATCACTGACTACACTGACACGCTTGACAGGCGTCTGAGGAACGGAGAAGAGTCAGATACCCTGAAGACCGGAATCGAAGAACTTGACGCCATCACCGGAGGGATGAACGCAGAAGACCTGGTGATAATCGCTGCTCGTCCTGGTATGGGGAAAGCAATGGCGCTAAGCGAAGGGATTTTACTTGCAGATGGCACCTGGACTACTCACGGAGAAGTCAAAATTGGCGATCGCATCGCGTCAATAGACGGGCTTCCTTCGGAGGTAATTGGCGTCTTCCCACAAGGGAAGAAATTCACATATTTAGTCACCTTTGAAGACGGACGTAGCGTGAAATGTGCCGACAACCACTTATGGGAAATTTCATCATCAAGATTTACTGGTAAACGCGTTGTTGATACTGATGCGCTGGCTGGGATGCTACAAAAAACACGTTATCAGGGAAGAATAAGAGTGCCATCCTTGACCGGAGACTTTGGTAAAAATATTCCCCTTGATGGTTGGGTTATTGGGGCTCTACTTGGTGACGGTTCGTTGATAAAAGGCATCAAATTCACCAACTCGGAAGAATATGTCCTGAGCCGCATGAGTGATGCAATTGCACCATTGCGACTGGTTAAGGTAGGAGAGAATGATTATTTGATAAGCAACCAAAAAGGCCAGAAGAACCCACTATTGGACAAACTACGTGGCATTGGGGTGATCGGGAAAGGTGCGTCCGAGAAGGAAATCCCAGCAGAAATTTTTAGTGCTAGCAAAGAAATACGTACCGGTGTTTTAACTGGCCTTCTCGAGACAGATGGCTGGGTTGAGAAGTCCGGATGCATCCGCTTTAGTTCATCCAGTCAGAAATTAGCTAAAGGATTAGTAAGGCTTGTTAGATCTTTAGGTGGAACCGCCAAAGAATCCAGCAGGACGGGAATAGTTTACACGTACAAAGGAGAGAAGCACGACGGACTTGATGCACACATGGTCAGCATGAAGTTGCCATCATCTTTGATAGAGCAAATTCACTCACCACGTTTACGCAAAAATCTCGGGATTAACAGGCTTGGCGACGTTGGTGTGGGTATCAAATCGGTTGAAGTTGTTGAGCCAGAAGAGTGTCTCTGCATCATGGTAAGCCATCCTAGCCATCTCTATGTGACAACGGATTACATCGTTACGCACAATACGGAACTGGCGCTGAAGATTGCCGAAGGCGTTGCAAGTCGTGTTATTCCTGGTTCTGACGTCCGGCGCGGGGTATTGATTTTCTCAATGGAAATGAGCGCATTGCAGATTGCAGAGCGAAGCATTGCCAACGCCGGGAGGATGTCGGTTAGCGTACTGCGAAATCCTGCATCGATGGATGACGAAGGCTGGGCACGTGTTGCTAACGGCATGAGTCAGCTTGCAGATTTGGATGTATGGGTAGTCGATGCCTCGCGGTTATCGGTCGAAGAAATACGCTCAATCGCAGAACGGCACAAACAGGAAAATCCAAACCTCTCACTCATCATGGCGGATTATCTTGGCCTGATTGAGAAGCCGAAAGCAGACCGCAACGACCTCGCAATTGCTCACATCTCCGGAAGCCTGAAGGCGATGGCGAAAGACCTGAAAACGCCAGTTATCTCCCTAAGTCAGCTTTCGCGCGATGTTGAGAAGCGACCAAATAAACGCCCGACAAACGCAGATTTGCGTGATTCAGGAAGCATTGAACAGGACGCAGACTCAATCATCATGCTCTATCGGGAAGCGGTATATGACGAGAACAGTAGCGCCGCGCCATTTGCTGAAATCATCGTGACGAAAAACCGTTTTGGCTCACTTGGTACGGTTTACCAGCGGTTCTGTAACGGACACTTTGTTGCATGTGACCAGGATGAAGCCAGACAGATTTGCACAGCATCAAATGCACCTGCTGCGCGTGGCAGACGATATGCACAAGGGGCTGACGTATGAATAAAAAACAATTAGCTATTCTCGAAAAGGCATGGGATGCACAAATATCATGCGCTTTGAAAGAACAGGCACTACCAATAATCCAGACCAAATCGAAAATAGCCAGGCAGTTATGCGATGACGGATTCCTGAACGAAGTTGAGATTACGCACCAGATGGTAACGTTCAAAGGGTATGAGATAAATCATCATGGTATAGCGGCGTATTGCTCCCATCTTCCTGATGACGTTGACATTGATGAAATGGAAAGGGAGATGAAGCAATGACCATCTACATCACTGAGCTAATAACAGGCCTGCTGGTAATCGCAGGCCTTTTTATTTGGGGGAGAGTAAATCGTGGCTGAGTTAATTTTCTCTGCATTGAGGATTCTCGGTGCTATGTGGATGGTGGCGACATTCATTGTTGTTGTCAGCAGTTTTGTCCGGTTGGTAGGCGAAGGTAAAGACCTGGTGGGTGTGCTTTTCGGTAGCATTCTCCTGTGGGTGATTATCGGTGTTGCGCCTGTTGCTGTAGCAAAAATGGCGTGGCGTTTTGTTAGTTGAGGTGACGATGAAGCAAATATCACTTCAATAAATCGCTTTTAAGGCATCACAATCGCTCTGTAGCGAGGTAAACGCGTGCAAGGCATGCCAATAAGCAGCGAGAATGAAAAATGCGTCAGAATGCGTTTGAGGAGGTTTTAAGAAATGAGTACGATAGCTGAGCTTGTCAGGGCT